CTCCGAGTGGCGGGACAATGTAAAACATCCACGATAGAGGACCCTTATAGCGGGGATGAGGTTTTTCTAAGTACAGCTTCAGTTGACCTAAGGATTTTATTCCATAAGTTTAAGAAGATATACGGTTGAAAAGTCTCAAAGCCGCGTAAGGGACTACTATTTCTCGAAAGTTCTTCTCCAAATTTCGTGGTTTCATGATTAGGATTTGTCCATGACGCTGTCTGTTTAGACAGGCTTGGCTTATCTGAGTCACTCCGCACTATTATGGATATTACTCGAGGTGAAGGATCGCGCTTGGGAGAAATGTATAATAATATTATACGTCTCTCCTGCTTGCGGGAGATAGCCTTAGATGGTAACCATAGTGGGGTTGCATTGAAAGAATCTATAGAAGATTGAATCAATCCAACAGGAATTATTGATCCATTCGAGCCCGTTAAGGGCCGTGTGGGCCAATTATCCTTAAAGGAGGAAGCTGCTGGGAAAGTTAGAGTTTTTGCGATGGTGGACATATGGACTCAGTCCGTATTGAAACCATTGCATGACTCTGTTGCGGATATCCTTAAGTCATTACCTAATGATGGTACCTTTGATCAAGAGGGCGCGGTAAAACGTTGCTTTATCAAGACCAATGCGGCCGGATGTTCGTACGGATACGATCTCTCAGCGGCGATCGACCGACTACCAATACTTCTCCAGGCCCCTCTGCTCGGCGCTATGTATAATAGCACTGCGCTTCAAGAGGCTTGAAAGACATTGTTAGTTGGAAGGGACTATCATCTGGACAGTAGGAGTTTTCGGTACTCCGTCGGGCAACCGATGGGGGCTTTGAGCTCCTTTAATATGCTTGCATTGACTCATCACATGATAGTTCAATACTGCGCAGTTAAGGCTATGGTTTCAAAACCTGGTACTTGATGGCAAGGTTACGAGCTGCTTGGTGATGATATCGTGATCTTTGACTCACTTGTTTCCGTACAATACTTATCTTTCATGAAGAGTATTGGGATGGAGATTAATGAGAAGAAGTCCGTTATCGCGAAAAACGAAACTTTCGAATTTGCGAAGGTGACGGGTCACTGTGGTCATAATGTTTCAGCTGTATCATGAAGAATGTTCATTAGTCAGAACTCATTCATAGGTCGTGCTAATATTGCTTTCTCTCTCTTGAGAAAGGGTATGGGCGGCCATGGGCAATGACTGAAGAATGTCCTGAGACATCGTCGGTACACGCAAGGAGACTTCAACCTCTCTTTGTTGGCTGTATGGTCTATGTTTGCGGG